GGCAGAGATCGGGGAAAAGATGGGGTGTGACCACTCGACTGTTAGCAGAATTTTATCAAAAATGCACAAAAAGGCTTAGTTTCTGTACCTGATACATGAAAGCAGAAACATGACAAAAGAATGCGTATGTGGTGTAGAAATTGCTGATAACAGGACACTTTGCAAAGAGTGTGCTGAAGTTTATGGGATTAACCCCCACGAATGGCCTGAATGGTTTCGTTGGAAGTTTAATGACTTACGGCGTGAACACGTTAGCAATATATCTCATAACCACTTGCGCTTAGATGATATTGAACCTAACGGCAGCGGCGGCTACCGTCCTAAGCGGGAAGTAGCTTTGCGCGGTTGCCGCACTGAAACGCACTTGTACCAAGAGCGGGGAAATCATTAACATAAAACAGAACCTACCACGCGCGGATTATCCAGCGGACCAGGGTTGCGATAAACAGCACGTCTGCCCGGCACGGGCGAGGTCATAAGACAGGGCGCCGGCGTTGACTCGCCCTGTTGTAAAAATTCAAATAAACAAACTTTTGAAGGATAAAAATGAACGAATTATCAAATGGAAGCACGGGGCATACATTACAAGAAAATCTACAACACATTCGGGACGTTTATTGTATGCACCCGATGGTTTTAGACTTATTAGATTTTATTTCCGAGCTGCAAGACGAAATAAAAAAATTAAACAACGGAGGTTTTTAATGTCGTTTGATCAGGTTGTAAATGGTGTGCCTTTGATTTTTGTTGTGATGGGGCTTGTTGAGCTCATTAAGTCGTTTGGTGCACAGGGTAAGGCGCTTACCGCGATTAGTTTTGGCATTGGGCTCGTTGTCGGGCTGTTATACCAGGTTAGCTTAGGCTTGCCGGTTGGTTTTGCCGAATGGTTCGGATCCGCATTCTTTGCGCTGGCATTGGGACTGGTTGCCAGTAAGGTCTACGATGCCGTTGCCAGCGCCTCTGGCAAGCACGAGGCTAAGGGATGACGGGCGACCAAGTCGTCACGCTGCTAATTGGCTTATTTGGCGGGGCGATTGTATCTCTTATAACGGCGTTTGCCAACCGGAAGAAGACAGACGCTGAAGCGAAGAAGATCGCCATTGAAGCAGAGGCTAATGCTGAAAAGTTGAGAGCCGAAGCGAAGAAAGTTGCCTCTGAAGCAGCGATGAACATGGTACAAAGCTACGAGGCGCGCATTGATAAGCTGATGGATAACATTATAACTCAGGACGCGCGCATAGAAGAATTGGAATCGCAAGTGCGCAACTTGCGCTCAATGTTATGTGACAGGGAGTCGCAAGTGACAGCACTGCAAACCGAAAATGATGACCTAAAATTGCAGGTTGAAAAGCTTATCGCCGCCGTGAAAAGTCGGGATAAGCGCATCCGCGATCTTGAAAAGCAGGTGATCGAACTGACCGCGCGCCTCGACGCTATGAATGGATGTGACAATGACGTCAATTCCTGATAACTGGTACGAGCTATTGTCTGCGCGCCTTCACGCGCTTGAGACGGAGCTTGCCGCCTTGCGCGAGCGGCTGGACGAGCTGGATGACGAGCTGCATGAAGCGTGGCTGGGCGGGACGGATTAGATGGGGAAGCCGGTTGCGGTGGAATTTGAAGCAGAAATGCGGCAAGTGAAGTCAATGGCAGACGGCACTTATAACATCGTTCTGAACGTTCCGGAGTATTGCTTGCCGCAGGTTCAAACAATGATGGGCTGGCTTAATGGGATGGTCAAGATTGTCATGGTAAACGAGGAAAAGCAGTCCTGATAGCAGGCGGTTCATGGAGAGACATCGTGACGAAAAAGGCAGATTTGTCAAAGGGCATACGGGTAATCCTAACGGGCGTATGCCTAAAACGCGTGAGATTAAGTTCTACGATCTCACGGTTTCTGCTATTTCTGAACAAGACTGGGTTGGCATTGTCGATAAGGCAAAAGAACAGGCTAAGCGAGGTGACGCAATAGCGCGCAAGTGGCTTGCGGATTATTTGGTCGGGCAGGCTGTTTCTCGGATAGATAACGAGCGATTAGCTATTGGCACTGAAACGGTCGAACAAAAGGCTATTATCAGAGCAGAGCAGATTGCGGCTGTTTACGATAATGTTTATCGTGACATTCTTGACCACTTGCACAACGAATATGTGTTTGCCGGCGGGCGTGGTTCTGGTAAATCTTCGTTTATCTCGCTGATGATAGTTTACCTGATAGAGCACAACCCTGACTGGCATGCAATTGCAATGCGGCGTTATAGCAACACTCTGCGCGACAGCGTGTATGCCCAAATAGCTTGGGCTATCAGCGAAATCAGCGATCCGAACTTATATCGCATGACCACTTCGCCGATGGAGATAACCTATATCCCCACCGGACAAAAGATATTTTTCAAAGGTCTTGATGCACCTGAAAAACTAAAAAGCCTTAGACCGCCATTTGGACACCTGGTTATTAGCTGGGTAGAAGAAGCGGATCAGATAAGCCTTGAAGACATGCGCAAGGTCGATCAAACGCTTGCGAGAGGCGCTGATAAGGCGTATTTCTTTCGTAGCTATAACCCCCCACGTTCCAGTCAAAACTTTATGAACAAGTATTGGCTGCAACCTAAAGAGACGCAATTCAAGCACCATTCAAGTTATCTTGACCTGCCAAAGCAATGGCTTGGCGATGTGTTCTTTTCTGAAGCAGAACACTTACAGGCAATAAACGAAATTGCATGGCGTAATGAATATCTTGGGGAAGTAGTTGGGGACGGCGGCAATGTATTTGACAATATCGTTGCAAGGGCAATAACCGATGAAGAAATCAAGGCGTTTGACCGTGTACAAATAGGGCTTGACTTTGGGTTTTATCCTGATCCGGCGGCTGCAGTCTGGATGCATTTTGACCGTAATCATGAAACGCTTTACATCTTTGATGAAATCTACATCAAGAAAAAGACGAATCATGAATTGGCAACGATGATCAAACAAAAGGGTGTTACGCCTAAAGACCTTATTCTTGCAGACAGCGCAGAGCCGAAATCTATACGGGAAATACTTGAAGACGGCTTGACGATACGAGGGGCTGAAAAGGGAAGGGACAGCGTTTTACACGGCTTTAGGTTCTTGCAGGGATTAAAGGCAATTGTGGTCGATCCGAACCGCGCGCCTAACACACTCGACGAATTGATCAATTATCAATTCCCGCAAGACAAAGACGGCAGCTATATTACAGTATTTCCTGACAAAAACGATCATGCAATATCGGGTATTAGGTACGGCTTGTCGCTTATCATTCGTGAAAGGTGGGTAAGAGCGTGAATCAAGTAATGGGAGTTTACGCGATTATCAACGAGATTAATGGCAACCGGTATATCGGTTCGTCTTGTGATATTGGGCGCAGGTGGGCTGAACATGCAACCGCGTTAGAACATGGGTATCATCACAATAAATACTTGCAACGCGCTTATAAAAAATATGGCAAAAATGCCTTCAAATTTGTACTAATTGAAACAGCTGGTTCGGTTGAGCAATTGCAAAATGCTGAAGACTGGTTCTTAAAAACGCTGAAGCCTGAATATAACATGACGCTTGGGGTAGTTGGAACTTTTGGTTACCATCACACGGAAGAGTCTAAAGCTAAAATGTCAGTGGCAAAGCAAGGCGTAAATCATCCTTATTTTGGCAAGAAACGCCCCGCTATTGTTTGTCAAAGAATATCAGATGGGCAACGCGGTAAAAAGCTGACACCTGAACAGTGTAAGGCAATATCTGAGCGCAATAAGGGCAAACGACAATTTGAACACATGAAGCCGATATATCAATTTGACTTACAAGGCAATTTAATTGGACTTTACGTTGGATTAGGCGCGGCTGCCATTGCCACTGGGCTTGACAAAAGAAACATATCAAAGGCGGCTAACAATCCTGGTCTTCGGTGCGGAAATTTTATGTGGGGGCACACAATAGACGCCATAAACAAGCCTTACGTGGAAAAGTCAGCACCAAAGCCTGTAGAGCAATATACAAAAGATG